GTGTACAGCTAGTGAAAATATGAAACACGCATTTAAAATAGGTCTAGTAAATATGCCAAATATTAGTGGAGTAAAAAATTATCAATCTAAATTCAATGAAAAACAAGTAAAAGTTATTAAACACCTAAAAAACATTAAACCTAAAATGAAACAATGGGAAATTGCTAAATTATTTAAAGTAAGCCAAAGCCAAATTTCAAGAATATGGAATATAAAAAGATATAAAAATATTTTAATACCCCAAATAAATGATTATCAACATTAAAATGCCTAAAGGTTTTTTGAGAGTAGATATACTACCTTTAAGAGATGAAATGCAACCAACATGCAGATCATGTAAGAAAGAAATCAGATTCGCTAAAACCCCACGGGGAAAAACAATGCCCATAAGTCAAATAGACGGAGAGTGGGTAAGTCATTTTATGGATTGTCCGAATTATGTAAATAAATAATTATGGAAGTTATTATATTAATAGTGTTACTACTTCATATTTGGAATGATGAAAGGCACTTAAAAGATTAAAGCAATTATAATTAAAGAACATGCCAAGACTTAAAAATCCATGCTGGGAAGCATTTTGTGTACTATTCATGGGTAAGCATAGAGGGAACAGAACACTAGCTTATTCAGAAGCATTTGATAAAAAGATAACAAACACAAAGACTTATCATGTATGTCAGACAGCAGGCTCAAGACTGTTGTTAAATGTTGTTATTATAGAACGTTGCAGGGAATTGATGGATAAGAGCGGAATAACAGCAGAAAAATTAGACTCGAAACTATTGTTCCTTTTGGACCAAATGGAGGATTATAAGACAAGTATGTTAGCAATTAAAGAGGGTAATGTATTATTAGGACGAACCAATCAAAATAAAGTTCAAGTAAATATCTTAAATTATGAACAACTCCTTATTAACGCAGGAGCAATTACAAGTCAAGACGGTGGAACACCTGAAGGACATGGCGCAGTATTACCACGAGTACAGAAAGCATTACCTGAAGATCAAAGACAAGAACAGCCAGCTTATAACTTTTGCCCCAAACCTAGCACAAAGGAAGTTGGAAAGGATAATGACGGACCTATCATTGAAGGGGAAGCCATTGAGGTTGATAGTTCTGAAAGCTAGGCAAGAGGGTGTTACAACGGACGTGGCGGGCATGATAACGTGGAACACTACTACACAAAGGAATCGTAAGAGTACGATCATCTCGCATGAGCCTGATAGTACAGAAGCTATTTTTGAGATATACAAAACATATTTAGAGAACCTTCCACCCGAAGTAAGACCAATGAAGCGTTACGATAACAAGAAGGCGCTTACCTTTGAAAATACAGATGATGAAGCTAAGTTTGAGAACCCTGGACTAAAATCATCTATCAGAGTATTTACGGCCAATAAAAAAGGGGGAGGACGTTCACAGACAATAAACAACCTTCATTTATCAGAGGTTGCCTTTTGGGAAGGAGATGTAAACGCATTAATGCTAGGATTAAAACAAGCTGTACCGAAGAAACCTAACACCATGATAATTATGGAAAGCACAGCAAATGGTACTTCCGGGTATTTCCATGATGAATATTGGAAGGCAAAGAAGGGGAAATCAGATTACACGGCTGTATTCTTGCCATGGTTTATACATGAGGAGTACGAAATGACTGGAGAGTGGGACGGAGAAATGGACGAACTTGAAGAACAACTATACAATTTCCACCTTGTAGACTATCCAAAAGAACAAAGGATCCGCAAATTAGTATGGCGGCGAGATACTATCAGAAATGAGTGTGGGGGCTTAGTAAAATCATTCATGCAGGAATACCCCAGCACAGACAAGGAAGCCTTTCAGAAGAAAGAGGGGAGAGTTTACTACGCTTTTGATAAAGATGTTCATGTTGTACCTCATTATGAGCCTGACCCTGAAACAAATGTATTCTTTGGTGGGTACGATTTCGGAGCAGAACACCCGACAGCATACGGATTATTCGCAATTGATAAGTTTGGAACTATTTATAAGTTCAGAGAGTTTAAAGAGATCGGAACTACATTCAAGCAACAAGCTGAAAAGTTTAAGACAATGGAGAAACATAGGGATACTGGCATACCTTTTAAAGTTTTACGTCGCTATAGGGGGCAGGATTCAGGGGCAAAACAGGCAGAAACGGAATTAAAGAGGTTAGGAATACGATTATCAGAGGGAATTGTTAAACGTGAGTTAGGAATAACAACGCTCAATGGATTGTTTATTCAACAGAAATACTACATATCAGATGAGTGTGTGAATACTATATATGAAGCAGAGAATCATGTTTACAAGAATAAATACGAAGCAGAGGTTGAGGACGGAATACTCAAACTCAAAGGAGATGAACACAAAGACGCTGATGTTATCAAGGAACTGGACGATTGTTTAGACGGAGATCGTTACGGAATTACAACATTCATGCACAAAAGACCGAAGGAAACTAAAGACACACTTCAAAAGGTAAAGGAGAGAATTAGTAAAGACACAAGGATTGCCAAGCATGGCACTGGTACTAACTGGTAAAAAGCTTGCAATAAAGATGTAAGTATGCTTATTATATTTATATATATTCTAACTAAAAACGCTATGGCTACAACACCTAAGAAAGAGGAAAAACCCGAGGAAGTTATGATTGATGTAACAGTTACACAAGCAATGATTGACTCAAACCCTGAAGCATTTAAAGGTATTAAAGTTGGAGATACTATTCAAGTATCTGAAGCAGAACTAAAAGATGAAGACGACAAAGCTGAACTAGAAGCAAAAGAACTAGCCGACAAAAAGGATAAAGAGGACGAAGAAGCAGAACAGGCAAGAATTGATGAAGAAGACGCAAAGACAATGCCTGACCAAGCTACTGTTGTTTACGGTGGTCCAGTTATCAAGAAGGTTAAAATGCCTTTTGGATTTACTGTTCTTAAAGAGTTAACAGATGAGGAGTGCGAAAGATACAATGCAGAACTTCACAGCACAATAGATAACCCTCAAGCCAAGAGATATACATACAAAATCAATTACTAAACGTTTAATTTTTATTTCTTAATCTTTTTCTATGCAAGAAGATACACCACAATCAGTAGGTACGGTTGGTACCGACGCTGATTTAAAACCTAAAGAAGCTGTAATGTCCCCAAACATGCAACTTGATAACAAATATTGTAAAGGGGACGAAGTATGGGCTGTTTTCTCAATAGGCCCTAATATTAAAGTTGGTAAGTTTACCATAAAGTCATTTAATGCCGAAGTGATGAAAGACAAGCCGTTGAGGTATATGTACGGTTTTTCAATAGCCGGCGACGGACACGACGACGGTGTTAATCTATCAATCCTTATGGAAGAAATGGTATTCTTCGATAAAAATAAAGCCAAAGAAAAGGCTGTTCAAATGGTTGGCGACATAGTGTCAGAGTACAGCCATGAGATAGATAGAATGACAAAAGAGTACAACACAGCCATGGAAGTAAACAAAGCCAAATATGAAGGCATTTTAGAAACCATGACACAAGAAAAAAGCAAATGTAATGCTAAAAACCTTGATGTTGCGCCTCGTGAAGCAGTTGTACCACCACAAGAAAAAGTGGCAGAAGGTTTTGCAACAAAACCAATAGGAGAAAACAAAGAAGTTGAAACTAATGAACCAGTAGAAGCTACTGATGAACCAGTTAATGCAGACCCAGTTACTCCACCAATGACACCTGATAATGAACAGACTAACCCTGAATCAGATGTCAACGAAACAGATAACGGTAGAACCGAAGAAAGCGAAGCAGTTAAAAGCGACGAAGAAGCTTAATTTTACTGACGCACAAGTTCGGATTCACAACAAAGCCTACAATTATAAGCAGGTTTTAGTTGTGGCGATTAAAGACCTATTTCCTTACATCGACAGGATTCGCAAAGAAGCAAAAGACTCACACGGCCGTCCAAGCTGGGAGAAGTTTACTCATCTCCCCTTGGTGGCCTTTGTTGATCCCGATGAAAAAGAGGAGGTTGTTTTTGTTAAGGAAGAAGACTTACCTACAAAACCCACAGAGATTAGAACTAAAGGTGGAACTTTAATTGCTAGAATTACCGAATGAAAAAATTTGATTACCCTGTACAAAAGAACGGCTCAAAAGACACAAGACATACTGGCATAGGCGAGTACGTTTTAGGTGAATGTCAAAAAATGCGCTTATCAAGGGAATACAAAGAGCGAGAATGGGAGGAAGCTAATCATGCTTACCAAACTGTAATAGATCATTACGACCGCTCATTCGACCCTGACAAGGCCCCTGAACTTCAATTCAGAGATAAAAAGATGTCAGACATTAAATTACCTCTTGAATTTGCAGTTATACAGCGTAAGTTAACATTCATACTATCGAATGTACCAAAGCCTAAGTGGCTATCTCTTAGTAGAAAGAAAAACGATAGTGAGCGTCAAATACAAGGTAAGCAGTTCGGATATATATTCGATTATGTTTGGTATTTATGTGATGGAGATTGGGAATTGTTTAAGGCAGTTATCTCCTCATTGATTTATAGTATCGGATATATTAGTTGGTTCCACGAGTATTATGTTCAAAAGGTAGAAACTCCTGACAGCTTCGAGAACGGGGAGGTTACATACAAAACCGTTGATAAGGTAGTATCACGAACAAAAATAAGAAACGAGGACGTAAGGCACGTTCTACTTGATTATAATGCTAGTGATCTCCGAGATGTACACAAGGCGGGTATATTCCGTCATTACGACAAAGCTACCTTTCAAAAGCTATTCAAGCACTTTGATATAGAGCATATACAACCTATTCAACCGATAGAGTGTTTTCAGAAGGTAGGCGAGGAAAAAAGCGGACAACAAAAGGAAATATACGAAACAATCTATTATTACGACGATAGTTTAGATCGATACGCAATTGTATCAAATGGTTTTCACATCAACCCGTATCGTAAAAAAAGAATCAATGACGAAAATGAGAAATGGTCCCCGATTCCTAGTGAGGATAAACAAATCCCTATTGCCTTTTGGATTGACCATTATTTAGATAGTGAGTTGTACGCTATGGGAGAATGTACACTTGCGAAGCCTTTCCGTGAGATAAAGAACAAAACTCGTAACATGGTATTTGATGTTATGAAGAAGATAGCCTTTCAGACTATCATCATTGACCCTCTTTCAGACTTTGACGAAGATGAGTACGAATTTGGTCAACCCTTTATCAGAGCCAATATTGACGAGGTTAAGGTAATGCCAGTAAGCGCAAACCTTGATTTCACAGTAAGAATGGACGAAGGCACAAACAATGATATTGCAATGTTCACAGGTATTAATATTACTGATACTGCAAACCCTGAAATGGGAGAAACAGCTACCAAAACGGCGGCAAGACGTGAAAGTCAATTTGCAATCATTGAGAACTACATTAAACAAAACATGACGAATGGCTGGAAGCGTCTATGGCTTGGTATGAAGAACACTATTAAACTTGGTGGACGTGTACCTGAAATAGATGAAGAAGGCAATCAACATGGATTTATGATAAGAACTGACGGGGTAAAACTATTCCGTGCAGGAGGTAAGCTAAAAGAAGAAGAACAAGAAGGTTCTTTTATGTTTGAAACTAAACCCGAAGACTTTGACGACGAATTTGAAATAATCCCTGAAATGAGCAACGTGGCTTATACAAAGGAATTGGAAGATGAAAAGAAGCGTGAGGGCCTAGTTAGATTAAAAGAATATCAAGCTGGGGAAGTTAATACATTTAAACTCGCCGCTTACGAAGCTGAACTTGATGGATTACCTAAAGACCTTATTAATCCTGACCCTAATGTAAAAGAGGGAGATGTCAATTTAGACCAAACTCCTGAAAACGTAACAAAGAACTTAGATTTACTTGCTAAACCACCACAACATGATGAACTTATGGCAAAAGCTAATGCACAAAAAGAAAACCCCGAAGGCGAAACCCCTTCAAAGCGAATTACTAATGCAGGAACGTTGCCCGGCATACAAGCAACCGAACAAGGCAATCCTGCTATCGTAGCATAATGAAACAATGTACAAAATGTAATCAAAGGTTAGATAAGTCAAACTTTACAGTAGATTTATACAAGAAAAGTGGATTAAGTAGTTGGTGTAAAAAATGTCGCAGGATATGGGCTAGAACAAAAATAGGGAGTGAAGCTAAAAGATTACAACAGAAGAAATATAGGCAGACAGAAAAAGGGAAGCTAACAAGGAAGATTTGCCAAAAGGTATGGGAACAATCTGAAAAAGGGAAGGAATCAAAGAGGATAATGGCTAAAAGAATGAGGGAAAAATATCCACTTAAAAGTTGGAGCAGGAAAGAACTTCAATTGGCTATACTAAGAGGTGATATAATAAAACGAAACTCTTGCGAAATTTGTTACAATGGCCATATTCAATGCCACCACGAAGACTACTCGAAACCACTTGAATTTATTGAACTATGTACAAAGTGTCATGTTGTATTACATAAGCAGTATAAAGAACAAAATATTTTAATAACCTAAACTATGATTAAAGAATACTTAAATAAGAGAAAATATGGGAAAAAACTAAAAACCACACTTCTTAATGAATATAATTCATTATTACAGGCTAATAAGCAGTTGTCGCCTAATAAGAAGGTAGCAGTAGTGGCCCTTACAAAATCAGCAGAGTGGCCAAGTTTTATAGAAATGCTGGACAATTTCAAATATATGCTGACTGCTCGTTGTATTCAAACGGGTACAGGTAAAGAAGATTTACTCACGTTACAG